ATAATGATCAAATCAATCACTATAACAAATCATTTATCTGAATCTGTTGTCCTAACTTTGAGGAGCCCAGAGCAATCTGGGTTCTTCATTAAGGGGGTTGATGGGTTGGGCCCGGTCAAGGCAACAATTAATGTGACCGAGTCTTTAGCATTAGATGGGGGTAGGTATAACTCAGCAAGACAAACCCTTAGAAATATTGTATTTAGTCTTGGCTTTCTTGAGAGCCCGACGATCGAAAACACAAGACATTTGTCTTACAAATATTTTCCTCTTAAGAAACAGATAGAGGTACTCGTCGAGACAGACATCAGAACGACAAAGATACTGGGGTATGTTGAATCTAATGAACCAATTATATTTAGCAAGCAACAGACTAGTTTAGTATCTGTTATTTGTCCTGATCCATATTTTCGATCTACTGATGTGGAGCTAGTTGAGTTTGGCTCAACCCTATCTTTGTTCTCGTTTCCGTTTTCAAATGAGTCTTTAACAGAGAGCATGATCATATTTGGTAATTTGGAATTAGAACCACAGCAAATCATCTACTACACTGGCGACGCTGCAGTCGGTATTAAAATGCATGTTCATGCTTTGGGACCGGTAGGCACAATACATATTTACAACACTGACACTAATCAGCACATGATGATAGATGCTGATGCAATAGCCGCGATAACTGGTTCTTCGATTGTTGCTGGGGATGATCTGATTATATCCACTGTACGAGGTGATAAGTACCTTCATCTTATTAGAGATGGTGTGACTATAAACGTATTAAATGCTCTTGGTGGGGATGATCCGTGGTTTATTGTTGAGCGAGGAGAAAATAATTTCTATTTCATAGCAGATTCTGGTACTCAATCGTTGACATTTTCGGTTGAATATCAAAACATTTATGAGGGTATTTAAATGGAATTAATAGTATTAAATACCCAATTTGTTAAAGTAAATGTTCTTGATGTTGTCGACTCTCTTATTTGGACAGATCGATACTCTAAAGCTGGAGATTTTGAGATCTATACCAAAGCAACCATTTCTTATATTCAAATGTTGCAAGAGGATTACTATTTATCATTTATTAGCTCTGAACATCTTATGATCATAGAAACCATAAATCTCAAGACTGACATTGATGATGGAAATAAGTTTGTTGTTAAAGGTCGTTCATTAGAGTCAATCTTAGAACGAAGAATTATTTGGAAGCAAACAATGTTGAGTGGAAGTCTTCAGGCTGGTATCGAAAAGCTCCTGAACGAGAATGCTATAGCTCCAGAAGATCCAGACAGAAAGATATCTAATTTAATTTTTGAGGCGTCAACTGATCCTACCGTAACAGCCTTGTCTGTCGATCAACAATATACTGGAGACAATCTCTATACCGTTATACAAGAGCTTTGTCAGATAAATAAAATTGGTTTTAAGATCACCCTTTCTCCAGAAAACAAATTTATATTTAAACTTTATGCTGGACAAGACAGATCCTTTGACCAAGTTGTTAATCCATTTGTATCATTTTCTCCGGATCTAGATAACCTAGCAAACACCAACTATTACCACTCAAAGATTCCACATCGAACTATAACTCTTATTGGTGGTGAAGGTGAGGGTTCAGATCGAGTAACTGCACAAGCGACTCTTCCAAGTGGTGCAAACACTGAGTTAGATCGTCGAGAAAAGTTTACGGACGCCAGAGATATTTCTTCTATGGTAGATGGGGTTTCTTTGACCGCTGAGGAATACAATACTCTATTGGTTGAACGAGGACTATTGAGTTTGTTAGAAAATCAGGCTATTTCCTCATTTGATGGGATAGTTGATCCCGAGACAAATTATATTTATGGTGTAGACTTTTTCATCGGTGATATTGTTCAAATAGCCAATGAGTATGGTCTGCAGGGAAAAACCCGAGTTACTGAATTAGTATTCTCAGAAGATTTGACTGGCGTTGACACATATCCCACGTTCGAAATGATTCAATAAAGGAGAAAGAATATGACCGTAACTTATGGTTTTTATAACTCAGTAGGTGGAGATCGTACCTACGATGCTGTTCAATTATCAAGCATCTTTGATGGTGTAATCACCGATGGGGTATTTGAAATGGTTGGTGATGGTCTGATTGTTGCTGATGGTTCTGGTTTGGGTATTGTTGTTGGAACAGGAAAAGCCTGGTTCAATCATACCTGGACAGTCAATGATGCTGATTTGGGTTTAACACTGGATGCTGCTGATATAGTTAATCCAAGAATTGACACTGTTATTATCGAGGTTGATGCATCTATAGGAGTTAGAGCAAATTCGATTAAGATAGTAACGGGAATTCCAGGAGCTGTTCCGGCAGAACCAACTTTATTAAACACAGAAGAAATACATCAATATCCACTAGCTCATATTTACCTTGGTGCAGGAGTATCGGAGATTGTTCCTGGTGACATAACAAATCTTATTGGTTCTGTCTATTGCCCATTTGTTACCGTGCCACAAGCAGGTACGGTAGGTGGTAGTGCTTCTATTCTAGAACTTCAAGTATTTTCTTAAGGAGAAGAATATGGCTTCATATAACAAATTAAAACTGTCCGGTTCAGCGAATGGCAGACAAATTAAGATTGGTGCTGTCGCAACGCCAGGAACACTTATTCATACGGCTGTTGCTGGTATAGTTGATATGGATGAGATTTGGGTATACGCTACAAATAACCACACTGCGTCTTTAGCTTTGATTATTGAATATGGTGGTGTCTCAAGTCCTGACGATCTTATTCAAATGTCCATTCCATCAAAGACTGGTTTATTCTTGGTCATTCCTGGTTTCCTTTTGAATAATGGTCTAATTGTGCGGGCATATGCTCAAACTACGAATCTTCTTAGCCTTTCTGGATGGGTTAATAGGATCACAGCGTAATAGAATGGCTGACACCAAGAAAGTAACTAAGAAAAAACCTAAGTTGGAAATTCTCACCTCTAAATATCTCACCCCACCAAAACGAACCAAACCAAATCACGAGAATCTTTCATCCAAATTCTTACCAAAAAATAAATAGACAGGAGGTTAACATCATGCCCGTAGGTAATGTAAAACGATCAGTTCTTCGAGAACCTGGTGCATTAGATGGTGTTGAGGGGGTTGTGTATATTCCACCGCCTCCAGAGTCTTACTTAATAACATATTTGGTTATTGCTGCTGGTGGTGGAGGAGGATCTGGTGGGGGTGCTACTGCTGGTGGTGGAGGTGGTGGGGGTGGATTTCTAACAGCATCCAATATCACTTTAATACCAGGAACTCTATATAACATAGTTGTTGGATTGGGTGGAGGACCAGATTATAATGGAGAAAATTCTATATTTGCAGCTTTTGCTACTTGTATAGGAGGTGGCAAGGGTGCAAAACTTGGTGCCAATGCTTCTATTGGTGGATCTGGTGGTGGAGGCGGTGGATTAGTTGGATCTAATGAGATTGGTGCTGCTGGAACGGTCGGACAAGGTAATTCCGGAGGAAATGGTAGCGATTCAAATGAAGCTGGAGGTGGTGGGGGTGGTGCTGGTGGTGCTGGACTAAATAATAGTACTGGTACCGGAGGAGATGGTGGTCCTGGAACTGTCTCTAACATAACCGGCGCAAATCAAACGTTTTCTGGTGGTGGGGGTGGTGCAGGAAATAGCGAGGCTAGCGGATATGGTGGTAATGGTGGTGCTGGTGGTGGGGGTAGAGGAGCTGGCGAACTAAGTCAACTTTCTCCTACAAATGGTGGAGCTAATACCGGTGGCGGTGGAGGCGGTGGAACGGCTCATATGGGTACTGGTGGAGGTGGATCTGGTATTGTTATTTTAAGAATTCCAACTGCTAGTTATTCCGGTCTTGTCACGGGATCGCCAATAGTTACAATTGATGGTGGTTTCAAAGTTGTCAAATTCATTAATAGCGGAAGTTATACCGCATAGGAGAATCCTAATGGCAGACTTATCTAGAAGCGTTAGAGGAAGAAGGCGTCCAAGAAATCCTGGTCAATTGGATCTTGTAACGAAAAAAAGTGATTTTGATAACTATACAACATCTCTTCTTAAATTCAATGGAACTGATGGATCAGCCGTTTTTACTGATGAGATTGGCAGCATTTGGACTGCTGGTGGTAATGCACAACTAGACACAGCTCAAAAAAGATTTGAAACTGCATCAGCATTATTTGATGGCACGGGTGATTATATATTAGGGGATGGGAGTGGTAACTTTGTTTTTGGTACTGGTGACTTCACAATAGATTTTTGGATAAGATTTAACACCATCCCAGCAACATTGATATCAATATATGATCATAGACCAGCCAGTGGGTCTGGTCCTTATCCTCTATTCTATTACGATAATGTGTCGGGAAAGCTTAAATATCATGATGGAGTAACAGATCGAATTACTTCCACTACAACTCCAATCGTTCTGATATGGTATCACATAGCTTTAACAAAATCAGGAACAAGTCTTAAGTTGTTTATAAATGGTATACAAGAAGGATCTACATATACCGATTCAAACAATTATGGTCTAGGAGCTCTTAGACCGGCTATTGGTATTCATGGTCCAACTCTTAGTAGTTATCCTTTCAATGGCTGGATTGATGAATATCGAGTTAGCTTGGGAATTGCTCGATGGACGGCAAATTTTACTCCACCAGGTTATTCTTACAATGGTTTAAATTTAATAGACGATGCATTTACTACTTCGTTGTTACACTTTAATGGAGCAGACGCAACAATAAATTTCTTTGATGAGGGTGGACCATGTTGGTCCAGGGTTGGTGTTACACAGATTGATACTGCTCAATCCAAATTTGGAGGATCGTCTCTATTATTTAATGGTACAACAGATCTTCTATATACAAATAATAACTACACGAATTTTACTTTTGGTACTGGTGACTTCACAATAGATTTTTGGGTGCGACTTGCCTCAATAACACCATTACAAATAATCTATGATTCTCGAGCACCTAGTCCTATTGGTGGTTATCCTGTTGTCTATTATGATAATGTGTCGGGAAAATTTATCTTTTATAATAATGCGACACTAATGACGGGAACAACAACAGTTGCAGCTAATACCTGGTATCATATAGCCGTGACAAGAGCAGGAACAGTTACTAAATTATTTGTAAATGGCGTGCAGGAAGCTATCAATAATAGTGATTCTAGTAACTATCTTGTCGGAACTCTTAGGCCTATTCTTGGTGTTGCAGGAACAACAGGAAATAGTTATTATTTCGGTGGTTGGATTGATGAGCTTCGAGTTAGCAAAGGTATTGCACGTTGGACAGCTAACTTTACTCCTCCGACAGCGGAATATGCGCCACCGCCATAAAAGCTTGAAAATGGAGAAAGGATAATATGAATGATATAACAAGTGTGCAAATTCTACAGATTATTATCCCGGTTGTAATCGCGGTAATAACATCCTCAGGTTTCTGGATATTTGTTGGATCTCGAAGAGATCGGAAAGGATATCAAACTGAACTTCTAGTTGGTCTTGCCCACGATCGAATAGTATCTCTTGGTATGGCTTTTGTTACCAGAGGCTGGATCACGCAAGACGAATATGAGAATCTAAATCTATATTTATACAGACCTTATGAGAAGATGGGTGGAAATGGGTCTGTACGTCGAATTATGTTGGAGGTCGATAAGCTTCCAATCAGAAGAAGCATGAAAATGCTAGAAAAACCAACAGGAGATACGCAACAATGATTCTTACAAACAGGAACTACGATATTCTAAAATGGATCACTTTGGTCCTTTTGCCTTCACTTTCGGTTTTATATTTGGCCCTATCCCAGGTATGGACGTTGCCTTTTGGAACCGAGGTTGTTGGTACGCTTTCAATAATTTCCCTCTTTCTTGCTGCTTTGCTTGGAATCTCAACAAGCTCCTTCAGAGTGAGAAATCCAATGTATCGTTTGGCTTTTGTAAAGCTTAGTGATAAAGCGGAATCAAATTGGGTTTTACCAAACAATACTTATGAGATTCTTACCTGGATTGCACAGATTCTTCTTCCTGCCCTATCCGCAGCATATTTTGGCCTTTCACAAATTTGGGGTTTTCCCTATGGTGATCAGGTTGTTGGAACGCTAATGGCCATTGATGCTTTTCTTGGTATGTTGTTGGGCTTCAGTACAGCGCAATTTCACAAAAGTGTGGCTATTTCATCTGTTGAATGGCCTGAAGCTAGACTTGTCCCTTAACTCCTCGCAGCCTTTACGTATCCTATAATGAAACCAATCTTGAAAAGGAGATAAAATGGATACAATAATGTTTAGACCGAAAGGGCTAAGGGCATTGGATGATGAGATCGAACGATTAGTTCGTACGCTTGTAAATACGAGTGCAGTAAGTAAAGATTATGTTATAATATCAGAAAATCTGAAGGTACTATGTGAAGCAAGAGAACGAAAGAACTCAAGGGACATTAGTAACGAAGCAATTCTGAGCGTTGTGACATCAATAGTTAGCTTACTGATCGTACTCAAGTTCGAACAGTTGGACGTGATAACATCCAAAGCATTTAACCTAATACGTTGGAATAAGTAGCCAATCGAAAAGAAAGATGGTCAAGAAGAGGGATCTAGGAAACTAGGTCTCTCTTCTTTTCTCGCATTTTAAATATCGTTTTTAAAAAATTCCCCCGGAAGGATTTTTGACTAAACATTCGCAAGATTTACATCTCCTATAATGATAGATAGTCGATGGCGCGATAATGCAAGTGCATTGGAGATTGCACCTTACGAAAGTAAGAAAAGCGGTAAACGCAATGAGCGATGATGGCTGATTATCTATCAATATAAGGCTTTAGTAATAAAGACCGATCTGACGTGAGAACGACGGCTTATATTTTTTCGCAGAAATTACATCTCCTATAATGAAGAAGCAATCCCTGAGGGGATGACGAGATATATACTGAGGTCAGGGTTAAAGTCCCCCCCGCTATGACATGAAAGTCATTAAAGTAATAATTGTTTATAGATTATTACGCTTCTTCTTTTTTCGCAGAAATTACATCTCCTATAATGAAAAGGAGATTAAAATGAAAAATCTATTTAAGAAAGATAATCTATTGACTATTGTCATGCAGATTCCCTTGGATAAAGAAGTTCAATCGTTTATAACCTTTATGGAGATAATATTTAAATATGTTCAAAAGAACAGTGCTATGCACAATACTGATGAGTATATTGGTATATTCGAAATAAAGGAAAGTAAATACGAACAATTGACCAAGGAATTAGCAGATAATAATCTACGGATTATCCGAACAAAGGATGAATTAGTATTCACCTTACAAAGAGTCGAACCCGCATAGGGTTCTTCTTTTTTCGCGAGAATTACATATGCTATAGTGAAAGAACAAATCAAAAACTAAAAGGAAAATCAAATGGCAACAATTGTAATTTTCATGATAAGAATGATGTTAATCTGGACTGAGTCTCGCGAAGAGGTAAAGCACAGATTAATAATCAGGAAATGTCGTGACATAAGAGCAAGCATGTCTGTTGAACAGTACGCTAAGTTAATGGCTAGTTATTAAGAAAAAGATTCTATGGAAACATAGAACCTTTTTTAATTTTCCTTTTAGTTGATTAAAGAAAAGGAGGTGTACTATGCTGGGTTCGGACTCGAGAGAGTCTTTGATTAAAAATCATTAAGAACCCGACCGAACATATTAATAAAACTCGCAGAATTTACACGCCCTATAATGAGAAGAGTAGTAAGTATCTAATATGATACCTGCGGATCTAGAAATAGATTTGTAGACTTTTCTCATTTCTTTTTATTGACTAATGGGTTGTTCTGATTTTATTCCAAGAACAAGGTGACAAAAGAGCGCATATTAGCTGGGTAGGAAATATGGCTTACAAATCACTCGCCGCCCCAGCGGAAACCGGAACATTGTGTTTTCGGGATTCAGAGCAACCCGTTAGTCAATAAACCAATCTCTTGAAAAGGAAAATAAAATGGACACAAATCAAAGTACTATACCCGCTCTACCAGATCCAACTGATGTAATGAATGACTATATGCAAGATCTAACCTCAGATGAACTTAAGGTCCTTGTAAAGAAGTTAGCTTGGAATCGTGGTTTTGGATGTTTCACGAGAACAGGCTTTGAAGAGGTTGTTTGGCCATGTATCAAGGATCAAGCGAAATGGATTGTATATCTTGACATCGATGGTATGCACTCATTGAATGCGGACTTCGATACATATGAGCCAGTCAACAAAATGATTCATGAGATTCTAGAAATTACTAGAGACACAGACGTTAAAGCTGGTCAGTTAAATTCAGGAGATGAGATTCTGATCGTTCTTCTTGAAACAAATATGAGACCCGATATGAGTGTGGATGCTCCTCAACGTTTGGTCGGTAGACTTGTTGAAAGCTTTAGTCAGAAAAACATGTCTGCAACTTTTGCTATAGTCCCTGTTATTTCAGAAGATTTGATGAAAAATCTAGAACCAGCAGTCGAGCAAGTTCATAATATTAAAATTAAACGTGGGTGGACGCCAAGAAGTCAATAAGTCAATAAGTAATCTCTTGAAAGGAGACGCACAATGGCTCGATATAAAAATAGACACGCTGTTGACGACGATACTGTTTTTGCTACTAAACATCTACAAGAAGGAATGATCATATTTGTTACAATCGGTGTTCCTTTTAGTAGAATTCCAATTATGCAAAAGGCTATGCTATTTGTCGACCAATCTACAGATACGCCAGTCACGGTAGCAAAAAATTTAAGAAAACATGTCGCTGATAATATTGAGATGTTTGGATGGGTCAAAGGTACTGAATTTGAACCCTCAGAACTATATTATCAAATCTTTGGTAGTGTCGATAATCAAATACCATTCTCGGTATCATCTAATTCACCCGTAAGGAGTCACAATGGATGAACTACTTAAAGCTCTGCAAGCGGGCAATACAGAACTTGTTGATCAACTGGCAAAAGCATTATTCATTACTGATCAAGGTAAATACAATTGGGGTCAAATGAATGAATTTGAGTATTATGCTCCGTGTAAAATATTTCAAGTTAGAATAAAAGATTCTGAGGGATATTTTAAAGGTGGTATAAACTATAACGGAGAAAACTACTATTTCGGTTAAAATCTACGAAAGGAGATCATCATGTTTTTTGAAAGATGTTTATATTTTGATAGTCCCGATGAATGGACTATAATTGATCATGCAATACTTCTTGCATATGTCCCGGATGAGAAGATAACCATGATGATTCAATTCAAAACAACGATTAGAATCGGAGGTGCATTGTATAGACGATATATACCAATGCTTATTTGGGATTGGGCAAAAAAAGATAATCTGGCACCCAGACCAATTTTCAATCAAACTTGAAAGGAGAGTAAGTAACAATGAACAATTTAATGGCTTCGCTTCAGAAATTAGTAGATTCAATGGGGCCAATAACTCGTCAACCTAGACACACAATACCGATGGGGATATCTAATCGTATATCCAAACATCAAATGTCGAAGATTAGTTCAGATCACAAAAAAGGGATATCTTTTAAGCCTAGGACCATTACTCGCGTGAAGGTGTCAGTTCCTGGGTTCATACTCCCCCAATACATCAGCCCAACCCCAGCACAATATCGTCGCATGCATCTCGGGAAAGCGAGCAAAGAAAATGGATCTTAATGTTGTTATGAAAGATCTACGACGAGTTTTATATAAGAATTCTCCTACTATTCTGACTGCTTTGGGTGTGGGTGGTCTGATCACCACAGTCATATTGGCTGTTAAAGCCACTCCAAAAGCTCTTGAGATTATCGAAATGGAAACAGAGTATCGGTCAACAGAGGAACATGATTCTAATTACATGAAACGAATTGAAACTCTAGATGTTATCGAATTAACCTGGAAGGAGTATATTCCAACCATAGCAATGGGTGCGATCACAATAGCCTGCATTATCGGCTCAAATCGTATTCATATGCGACGCAATGCAGCTCTAGCCAGCTTGTTCGCAATCGCCGAAACTTCTTTGAAGGAATACCAGGCAAGAGTGGCTGAGAAATTTGGTGAGAAAAAGGAAGAGATGATTCGTGGTGAGCTCGCACAGGAGAAGCTTGATAAAAATCCTGTGGACGAGAAGATAGTTGTTCTTACGGGTAAAGGTCAGTATCTCTGCTATGATTCCTTCTCTGGTCAATATTTTAAGAGCGATATTGAAGCTCTTCATCGAGCTGAGAATGTATTCAATCAGAGACTCCTTCGGGAAGGTTGGCTTTGTATCAACAGCTTTTACGACGAGATAGGATTGGAACCCATTGCTCTTGGTGACGAGATGGGCTGGATTGCAGAGAAATCCTTACTTGAAATGAGATTCAACACCAAACTGGCAAAAGATGAGCCTTGTCTAGTGATTGATTACATGATCTCGCCAATTCATATTTAAGATTTAAGAGGAGATTGAGATGTCAGACGAGGAGCAAAGCACTGTAAAAACCCAAACCATTCCACAATTTAACGAAAAAGAGAATGCTCATATATTGTATAACGAAGCACGAAAAGCTATGATTGAAAATCCATCTCAAGAAAATATAGATGCTTTTAGTCAAGCAAACGAGCATTTATTTGAGGTTGAAGATTTATATCGGATCGCTTTAAGATTACTTACCGAGAGAGCAATAAGACTTAAATATGCGATTTTAGGAAAACTATCCTCGTAATTCGCAGAAATTACATCTCCTATAATGAAACCAATCAAATATAAAGGAGATTACCATGTTAGACAAAATCAAGTCAAAATTGCAAAATGAACAGGTTCAACGCACTGTATTATCAGCTGGCGGAATGATTGTGACGTTTATAGCGACACAGGCATTCGCCATGTTAGTAAGCAAGGGCATTGAGACTGGCATCGACGCATTGATGACCAAGTGGCATCCGATAACGGAAGTGTCCTAGTAATTGGTAAAGAGAGGATTCATGGAAACATGGATCTTTCTCTTATCATTTTTGAAAGGAGAAAACCATGACAAATGTAATATTTTTGTGTATATCAATACTGCTAATATTGATGTCGCTTTTCAGTTCGTTCAGATTTATAGTCACAAAAGGAAACGGATGGCTGGTGTTGACCATGTTATTTCTCGGCTTGGGTATTAGCAGTATTTGTGCAGCGGGGGGATTGTTAAAGTGATCGATTTGAAAAAATTCATAAAAGAGACTACGGAATCTGTTTACAAATTAGGAAGAATTTTTCGCCGTATGAAGAATTCTCAACGTCGTTGGAGAATGATGGCCAAAAGTGGTAAGAATAAAAAAGAACGTCTTCATGATCAGGTACATCTGAAAGGCCGCGGTAAAAAAACTAGAAACGGTGGAACAACAACTCGTGATCGTCGTTAATCAAATTCAAACGAAAGGAGGAAACTCCACAATGGGTAAAAAGCCTCGTCCTGGTACTAATGGCAAGGGTAAAAATGGCGGAACCACAAAGACGTCCGGTCCTCCTATAATATATCCTTCCTGATACTTTCATAATTACGAAAGGAGAATCTTAATGATTGGGAATGTCTTCTTGTTATTCTTAGCAACTCTTTTGTTTGGGATTTTTAATATATACATAAATTTAATAACTGGTGATGCACGTTTGAAAAGAATGACTTTGTTCTTAGTTTATGTATCTATTTGGGGTGAATTAACCATATTAATTCGAGCATTCGTTTTGCTAATGACATAATAAAAGTTGCGCGGCTAAGCGGAGCAATAATTAGCTTGGTTGTCCTAGAGACATCATTCTATATGAACCGTGTAGGTGTGAAACCTGCCGCAACTTCATATAGTGCCACAGTGAGAAACAACACAGCGTAGTTTAGACATTAGATATCACCAAGTCGCAACCAGCTGTGGTGCTATATGAAATTTGAAAATACTTGCGCGGCTAAACGGGACCGATCGCTATCAAGATAAAAGAACGTCCTGCTTGGAATATAAGCTCTTGTAGAATAATTAGCTTAGCTGGCCATTGAGCCAGATGAAGTTATGCAGACGTTAATATTTGTGAGCGTGTATCTCTTGGTTTCAGCAGAGTAAACCCGATCTCCTATCCTTCCCAAATCCGATCTTCATTTCCTTTCTTTTCGGTAAGGGAAGCCACAAATTATTGACGAGAACACCGTGTCGGTGTGAAACCGGCCGCAAGTTTGTTTAGGAATTTACTTGTATTCTGTACAGGCTCCAGCAATGGATAAAGTCCAAGGCAAAAAGGACACAAGTATATTCACAAAGAATCCAAGGCTGAACCAGGTGCGTTCTAGGGGAATTCTCCCATGTCATCTCCTGCTCTATAACAGTGGGCTTGAAGTTATTGACTGGGGTGGGAATAAGATAGGTCTCCTCCTGGCTGTGATAATTGACCTAAGCCAAATATAAAAAAGGTGCATCGTCACGAAAGAAAAGAACAACACTTGTCAACCGCTGGTACAAATCCAAGTTGAAAGTAACTGCCTGAGATTGGATGACGATCCGGATGGTGTAACCGGAAATCATAATCAAAATTCTAAAAGGAGCAACACAATGTTAAAAGAAAAGATGGCAGCCCTTTGGGCAAAAGCAGTTGACAACAAAGAACTACTGATCAAGGTTGGTTTGACTCTCGCCGGTGTGGCAGTAGGCGCGATAACGACATCAATCGTCGCCAATATTCAGGAAAGAAATATTCTTGAAGAGCTTCTGATGGTGCAAGATGAAGAAGAGGATGAGGACGAGGACTCTTCGTAATAAGCAATAACCCACATATTCTTGAAAGGAGTATGAAATGTTCAAAAAGACCACTAGTGCTTTTGTTGTATTGGTTGTGTTGATAGTTACAATCTTCTTGCTATTTGATCCGACTGGAAGTTCATACTCCTTTATGGTCAATGTATTGGATTGCGACAACATCAACTACATGAGCGGGTGCCGCCATGAAATTGGCCACAAGATGGATGACGAACTCAATATGCCTTCCCTATCAAAGGAATTTGGCGGAGCAGTTCAATTATATATTCTGGCTGAAATGAAAAAGCCAGATACATCTGCGCTGGCACTGATTATCTTGACCCATCCAGGTGTATATTCATACGACAGTACACATCCAATTATGATCCAAAGAGAAGTGTATGCTAGTATTTATGCTTGGGCTGAGGGCGATATCAATCTTATACCAGATATATTCAAGAGCTTCTATTCAACAGACAGATCATATTTAGATCTCTATGAATGTCTGGCTCAACCTGGATTCAATGTCTGTAACGGATTAAACATATCAAACATGAAAGGAGAATACAATGGATGAAATAACACAGATGGATGTCTATAAAATGCCTGGTATTGCCGATCTGCCCATGTCTGTTCGAGCCCCATTTGGCAAGGCATGGTTTGCTGAGTACAATGGCAACACTGTCTTGGCTTTGGAATTACTTGACCAGGCTGTTGAAGCTGAGGCCAAGCTTTTGGCTAATGTTGCTGCTGCGCTAGCAGGCAAGCGGTGATATTTCTCTCGCAAAAATAACATCTGCTATAATAGAAGAGTGTATTTATAAACTGACATATGGCTTATATATAGCTATATCCAGTGGTTTGACACTCTTCTTTTTTGTTTTTTAAAAACTCTTGAAAGGAGCAAAGACAATGACTAAAGATTCCACAAAAATTCATTACCCCGTTCATTATCACGTCACAAAAAAGTCAGTCATTTCTAATACTATTTCTGAAATCATGATGGATCATGATGCAAGTCGAATAAGATATGCTGAAATAGTTCAGAAGGTAAAAGACGTTACCGAAGCTACAGTTAATTATTTCACCTATTATGTTACCTATTTTACAAATATGGACATTGTTCGTTGGAGACCTTGTGACGAGGATTGTCTTGTTGATGAGGAAAAGAAAGAATGAACCCACTCACAAAACCTTTTTATCCTCTACACTATCACGTGTCACGATCATCGACTAAAGATGGAGTTGAAGTAAAAATCATAAAAGATCTTGCTGAGAGTAGAACAGAATATGATAATAATGTTCAACTAGTAAAAGATCTTACTGGTTCTCCCATCATTAGTACCGATCAGTATATTACTAGGTTTGAGAATCTGGATATTGTTAAGTGGCGACCTTGTGATCGGAATTGTATTCCAGAAGAAATAGGAGTTTAAAAATGACTGTAATCACTTCGTTTTATACTAATAATGATGAAGACATGAATGACGGTGGTTTACTCATCACAATTAAAATTTCCAGAGATGAAATGGCCACCGTTAATTTTGAGGCTGATGAGACAGCATTGTTACAAAAAGCCAATGCTGGTGTATTAGATCCAATTATGATGATCAAAGTTCTTTTAATGATCGTCATTAAAATTGAGGAGAGGAAAGCAAAATGACGACTAAAGTTAATTTAGATGACGAATATCCCAGCAATTCAGATGCTAGTCGTCGGGTGGCTCCCATTCGCGAGTCAAGGCGTAAGCAAAAAAAAGTTGTCGATGAGGAAGTCGTCGAGCCCAAGCGAGTAAAGAAGTCGATCGCAGGACGAGCTACTCGACAGAAGAGATCAATGTCACAGCAGATCGCACATAAATTTCTCGGTGAGGACACACAAAATGTTGGATCTTATATTGTAAACGATGTTCTAATCCCGGCAGCCAAAACAACAATCCAGGAGATGATAACATCAGGAATTGAGATGATGCTGTTTGGTGAAAGACAGCCTCGTGGTAGAGATCGTGACAGGGGACGTAGTACCGTTAGTTATGGCAGCTATTACAAAGAGCGTGATCGTAAAGAAGAGCGTCGTCCTAGTTATCGAGGAGACAAGTTTGATCTGGATGATATTTTCTTTAGACATGGCGATGAGGCAGCGGAAGTTCTTTCTGACTTGTGTGATTTGCTCGAAGAATATGAGCAGGTAACTGTAGCGGACTTCTTTGAGCTCTCAGGTATTGAGGGCGCTAGTTGGGCACATAACAAATACGGTTGGGAAGATCTGCGAAAGGCTAGAGTCACACATACTCGCCAAGGATATTTGATCCTATTCCCCAAACCTATAGAATTAGACTAGGAATAACGATATTATGAACAAAAAAGATGAATTGGAAGACTATGTCTGGTCTGATGAGAATGAACCAAAAGAAGAATATCAAGTGTTTGATAAAGGAGAAACCACAATGATCAAAATCACAGGACGACTAATGTCATCCAATATAACTAAAAACAGGACGAAGTTTGCTCCTGTTGTTTTGGAAGATTTGGAAAAGAAACAACCCATTGTTCCAGTTTATTTTAACTTTACCGGGCTTCCAATTGGTAAAGTAGATAAATATGAATTAATTAATGGGGAACTTGTAATTGAAGGAACCATATTTTCGCCCCCATCAGATATCGAAGATAAATTCATAGTTCCTAGAGGAATAGTAAAGATAGAAGACATTGAAGTTGATTCTGATGGTTATCGAATAATCAAAAAAATGGAATTAGAATCCACATCAATAACAGATACTCCAGCAGATCCAACGTTATCGAAAATTAAGAAGGAAAAACCATAATGGCTGAGGATTTGATTAAATTTACTCTCTATTGGAATGATGGAAAAAAAGAGGTAATAGAAGGAACATCTGTCTTCGACGCGATATCTAGAAATGGATATACGTCCAAATCAAAAACAGAGTTAGCTTATGCTGTCTCTGGAGATGACGATAGTCTAAAATGGAATGCAGTTAAGAATCAATGGGAAAAAAGGAGAAACCACAATGATGAATATTAGTGACATCAAAAGAAGTATTGGTCGTGGGGGTTTATATTTGCGCAAGTACAGCCCGGAAATCCTTCTGGGCACAGGTTTAATTGGTGTGGTAGCTACAGTTGTGATGGCCTCGAAAGCCACATTGAAGGTGGAAGCACTTGTTGAAGAAACAGTACTGATAACTACTAAAATCAATGATGCAGGAGAACTTGGAAAAACCAGTGATGGTCGCCCATATTCTGCAGAGGATCATCAGAAAGATCTGGCAGTGCATTATATTCAAACTGGCCTCAAATTTGCCAAACTATACGGACCGGCTGTTGGTGTTGGTATATTGTCACTCACAGCGATCCTGGCATCGCATGGTATTATGGCACAGCGACAGGTTGCACTGATTGCTGCTTACAATCTTCTGCATGAGGGTTACCAGGCTTATCGTCATCGTGTGGTCGACGAGTTGGGTGAGGATGTGGACCGTAACTATTATCTTGGTTTGAGCGATGAGGTATATAAGGAGACTGTGGTTGATGAGGATGGTAATAAGACCAAAACCAAAAAGACAGTCAAGATTCGTAGTGGTAGGCCTCTCAGCATGTATGCTCGATGCTATGACAAAGGTAATACTCAATATCGTGGCGATCGCATTATGGACCGGGCATTTCTTATGGGGCAACAGCGATATGCAAATGATAAATTGCTTCTGCATGGCCATGTCTTCTTGAATGAAGTGTACGAGTCTCTCGGATTCCCTCATACAAAAGAAGGGCAACTGGTTGGATGGGTTTTGCGTGGTGATCCCAGGCAGATGGAAGATGAAGGTCGAGATGGTTATATATCGTTTGGTCTTGATCTCCCCAGCATGCCAACCGCTGATCGGGAATTTATGGATGGTGAGAACGATGCCATCTGGCTTGAATTCAATGTCGATGGTGTTGTATACCAACTTATTTGACAGCGTGAGGCACTGGCGGCGATAGCATCCGGGAATATATTTGAACCATTAGACATAAACCCGGATGACTATGTCTACGGTGATCCATATTTATAAGGAGACACACAATGAGCAATAGCAATATCAAAATTTTACTCGGGGGGATAATTGGTGGATCAATTGGATATTTCTTTGGATGCGTGGTGTATGAATATCTCGCAGCAAAAGAAGAATACTCGACAGAAGATGATTTCTCAGATCAAGAAGGAGATCTCCCGGGTCAAGACGACATCGATCGTGTCGATGAATATCATGATCTACCTACAGTAAACCTTGTGAGAACAAAAAAGAAAGGTGCTGGTGTAGTAGTAAGAAACTACAGTGAAATGTTCAAGAAAAATGATCTTAATGATTTGACTATTCTTACCGAGGGGAAGTATCATGTGATCGATATGGAAGCTCGAACTGAAGAAGGAATCGAAGGATTGCATACTCCAATTGAGAAAGGGATAAAAATGTCAGAAGAAGAACTTGATCCAGACGATGATCTAACCCAATATAGTGGTGAAGAAAAAGACATTTCGATCATATCCATAACCGACTACCTTAATGCTGAGGATTTTGAACAGATAACTCTCAACTACTATGATGATGATGTCGTAACAGACGAGCATGATAATCCGATCAGTCAGCCCATTCAAATTCTTGGTAACGATGCTCTGGTCTCGTTTGGTGTGTTGTCGGGTGACGAGGACGTGGTCTATGTCCGCAATAGGACTAAACAAGCCATCTATGAAATCGTACGTACGAACAAAAATTACGGCGCATAAAAGGATCATCCTCGACGTCGATTAGAGTTTAAGGAGAAAGAATATGACGATGAGGACAACACTTAGGGAAGACTATTTTCACTGGTTATACGACCGCGTGGGAAGTAAACATCATAGATACAAACTCCTTTGTCGTGAGCTGCATAGGAAGAGGTTCCGCTGGCATATTCATAATGATGACAATCGTTGTGAGGATGGTATAAATCTGAGGGATATATTTGCTGAGGAGCGAGACTTGGATGAGGACCATCTTGAGATGCGATATTTCTTTAAGGGGGATTGTACTGTATTTGAACTTCTGGTGGCTCTTGCACATCGTATGAACGAACTCATGTTTGACCTGGCAGAACAGAAGGACCGCTCGCCTAAATGGTTCCATGAGATGCTTTTAAATCTGGGTTTGAATGTGTTTATTGATAATTATAATCTTGGGCGGAAATTTGATCCTGTGACGGAAGCCAAGATTGATGATATTTTAGAGGTTTTGATGGATCGTACGTACGACTTCTATGGACGTGGGGGCCTGTTCCCTCTCAAGAAGCGTCCGCTCAAAGACCAGACCCAGGTCGAGATTTGGTACCAGCTTATGCTTTATTTGAACGAGAATTACGGATAAGCAGCTGTGACGGTTTTAGGCTTTTGTGACGGTTTTGAATGCCTCGAAAAAGCACTTTTTACTCTACTTTGTGACGGTGTTGTTACATTGTTACACTTTAATTTACTATTAATAATAATAATAATATATATATATAGGGATTTCACAGATTTTTGTGTGGGAGCTCTTGCAAAAAAAAGTGTCACATGTCACAAGTAGAGTAATTGTAGAGTAGAACGAATGTCAAATTAGTGTCACAATCGTCACCGTCAAGACTGAAAGGAGAAAACACATGGATTTTTACAAGATAGAAGAAAGGCAGCTCAAGGGCGACGGGATAGAGATATATCCGGCCTTTACCTTTACCAGGTCTAAGGATTTAATGGTCAGAGGAAACAATTTTTATGCCATTTGGGATGAGAACGCGGGTTTTTGGTCCACAGATCCGTTCGACGTCATCAGACTTGTGGACAGGGATTTATCCGAAGCCAGAGACAAGAAACGTGCAACATATGGGGATAAAATTGCTGTGCGATGGATGCACGACTCCAAGTCAAATAGTTGGTATCAATTCCAAAGATATATTCTTCAACATCCAGAGACATCCCAGCAGTTGGATACAAAGCTGACCTTTGCTAATACAGAGGTTAAAAAATCAGATTATGTTAGTCACCGACTTCCATATTTTTTGGAAGAAGGATCTATTGATGCTTGGGATACTTTTATGTCTACGGCATATGAACCTGAGGATAGAGAGAAAATCGAATGGGTTATAGGAGCGATTGTTTCTGGAGAGGCAAAATATATTCAGAAGTTCCTTGCTATTTATGGAGCTGCAGGTAGTGGCAAATCCACAGTAATAAACGTAATTCAGAAATTGTTTGAGGGTTATTATACTACCTTTGGATCGAAAGCTCTTGGTTCATCTAATAATGCCTTTGCAATGGAATCATTTCGTGGAAACCCATTAGTGGCTATTGAACATGACGGAGATTTGTCCAGGATCGAAGACAATACAAAACTAAATTCGTTAATTTCACATGAAGATATGCCCATGAATCAAAAGTTTAAATCTGCATTCAATTTTAAGTCAAATGCATTTGTTATTATGGGTACAAACAAAACAGTTAAAATAACAGATGCTAAGTCCGGAATTCTTCGTCGGTTAATTGATGCTTATACTTCGGGAAGAACTTTACCAAAACCACAATATGACATAATCATAAATAGAATGAATTTTGAGTTGGGTGCTATTGCTTATCGTTGTCTTGGTGTATTTAACAGATTGACTAAAGACATGTACAGCAACTATCGATCAAACCGAATGCGAGCAGATACTGATTTCTTCTATAGTTTTGTTGATGAGAATTTTAGAATCTTCCAAGAACAAGATGGCACAACTTTGTCTCAAGCATGGGAGATGTATAAGAAATATTGTGATGATTCTTCTATAGAGTTTAGACTCCCTAGACATAAATTTCGAGCCGAATTGGAAAACTACTTCAAGGTTTTTAAAGAAGTTGGGAGGAATGCAGAAGGCAAACAAATTAGAAGTATGTTTATTGGATTCAAAACAGAAACTTTTAGTTCTTATATTGAGACCACAAACGATCCCATATCTTTAGCTCTTGACTACGACGTCTCTCTATTAGATAATATTTTGTCTGAACAGCCAGCACAATATGCTGATGAGGTTGGTCTTCCTTCCCATAGGTGGACAAATGTCCATACAACCCTTGCAAACATTGATACCAAGAAGCTGCATTATGTGATTTTACCAAAGCAGCATATTGTGATTGATTTTGATCTGAAAAATACCCAGGGGGAGAAATCTCTAGAACTCAATCTATATGCTGCGGGCAAGTGGCCACCAACTTATACTGAGTATAGTAAAAGTGGCAAAGGGATACATCTGCATTATATTTATGATGGAGATCCAGACAAGCTGTCTAGTCCATATTCTAAGGGGATTGAGATCAAACGAACCATCGTTGGAGACAAAGGACCCTCAACTTTGCGACGCCAATTGTCTAAATGTAACAATATTCCTATTGCTCACCTCAATAGTGGTTTGCCCTTGAAAGGAGAAAAGATGATAGATCTAAAGGCGGTTGCTAGCGAGAAAGGTCTTCGTGAGCTAATCGTGCGCAATTTAAACAAAGAAATTCACCCAGGCACAAAACCCAGCATTGATTTTATCTACAAGATTCTGGAGGATGCATATTCTTCGGGGCTTAAGTATGATGTGACTCAACTTCGTCCGCGCATTCTAGCTTTTGCTAACAACAGCACAAACCAACCGGAATATTGTGTGAAGCTCGTCAGTAAGATGAAGTTTCAGTCGGATCATGAGGAAGCCGAGCAAGTATTGTTTGTTGGGGTAGAATATCCAACAGTAGACGATAGTGATTTGGTCTTCTATGATGTCGAGGTATATCCAAACCTTTTTGTTATATGTTGGAAACGCCAAGGCGTTGATCAAAAGAAAGTATATATGATTAATCCGGCACCGAATGAGGTTGAAGAGCTATTTAAGATGAAATTAGTTGGCTTTAATTGTCGTAGGTATGACAATCATATTCTGTATGCTAAGTATATAGGTTATGATAATCTGAAGCTCTTCCAGGTTAGTAGCAGGATCGTTAGCAATGATAACCAGAACGGATATTTTCGCGAGGCCTATAATATTTCTTTCACTGATGTTTATGACTTCTCTTCGGCAGCAAATAAGAAGAGTCTTAAAAAGTGGGAGATTGAACTGGGCGTTCACCATCAAGAGTTAGGTATTCCGTGGGATCAACCTGTTCCAGAAGAAAGATGGTTAGATGTTACTGAATATTGTGGTAATGATGTTGACGCGACCGAAGCCGTATTTTATCATTTATCGGGTGATTGGGCCGCTCGCAAAGTTCTAGCTGAATTGAGTGGGTTGAGTGTCAATGATACTACAAATCAGCACACTACTAGGATTGTTTTTGGGAGCAACAAGAACACAGAAAATGATCTAGTCTACACGGATTTGTCAAAGATGTTCCCTGGTTATATTTATGACGCTGGAAAGAGCACCTATCGAGGGGAAGAAGTGGGTGAGGGTGGATATGTATATGCTGAGCCAGGGATATATGAGGATGTTGCTTTGCTTGATATTGTATCTATGCACCCAACAAGCATTGAGAATCTCAATTTGTTCGGCAAATACACACAGAGATATAGCGACATGAAGCGTGCTCGTGTTGCAATTAAACATAACGATCGAAAAGGACTTAAGACTCTTCTGGATGGAAAATTAATTCCACTTATTGAAAGATCGGATGTTGGTCAGTTTAGTTTGGCTGATCTATCCAACGGTCTTAAGACTGCACTCAACTCGGCATATGGATTGACCTACGCCCACCATGATAATGCGTTTAAAGATCCACGAAACATTGATAACATTGTAGCTAAGCGGGGCTCGTTATTTATGGTTGATCTGAAGCACGCGGTTCAGGAGGAAGGCTTTGTGGTTGCTCATATTAAGACTGACTCTATTAAGATCCCCAATGCATCCCAAGAGATTATAGATTTCGTGTTTGAGTTTGGTCGAAAATATGGCTATGACTTTGAGCATGAGGCAACATATTCAAAGTTTTGTCTGGTTAATGATGCAGTCTATATTGCTAGATACAAGGATGGTAAACATGAAGGACAATGGACAGCTACTGGAGCTCAGTTCGCTCATCCGTTTGTATTTAAGTCTCTCTTCTCGAAGCAAGATATTACTTTCGAAGATGTTTGTGAAACTAGGTCAGTAACTGGTAACTCTGCATTATATCTTGATTTGAATGAGGGGTTAAAGGAAGAAGAGCATAACTATCAATTTGTTGGAAGGGTAGGCTTGTTCTGTCCTGTTGAGCCTGGTACTGGTGGCGGATTATTAATGAGAGAGAAAGAAGGGAAATATTATGCAGCTACCGGAACAAAAGGATATCGATGGTTAGAAGCAGAAACTGTTAAAGATTTGGGTATATCTGATCAAATTGATACGGTTTACCATGCTGAACTTGTTGATGCAGCTATCGAACATATTTCAAAATTTGGAGACTTTGATTCGTTTATATCTGAATGACAAAAAAAGGAGAGCTTATGATTTACTATTTAAATTTTCAACTTTTCGGAGTACCAATTGGTTTCACATTAACTGGAGTTAATTATATGTGGGATTGGTTGGTATTCACAATGTATTTTCTTGTTATGATTGGAACGCCAATTGTTTTAATCGGAATGATTTATTTCGATGATTTGCGTTATCAAAAGATAATACAACCAGAATTATTAAAAACGAATCTTAAAGGAGATTTTCGATGGGATCCACTAACAGAAATACCATTATCCATATTGTACAATTACTCGTTATCGTCGCCTTACTTCTCTCCGCATGTCAAGAAGGAACAAAAACTGTTGTTGATAAACGGATTGAAACACATTCAAACCAAATTGGTGATCAACTTGCGGTTGAAACTACAACATATTTTCTCTCGATAAAGAGATGTAGTGGTAGTACACCAACTCCCGAAACTTGTGATACTTATGAAAAGGTCGCAACTAAATGGGAATTTGAAAAATTTGAATCTGGTGATTTATATTCACCCTAAGGAATAAAGGAGAAACCACAATGGCACCAAAAAAGAAAGAAACGAAACGACGGGTTCCGCCAATGACAATCCGAAATGCTCAGCTTATATATCGGAATTTCTCTGGTAGAGCAAGACAGTTCAACGCAAAAGGTTTGCGAAATTTTAATATTGTGTTAAATCCAACAGATGCAGAAATGCTAGCTCGAGATGGATGGAATATCAAATGGGACGATCCCAAAGAAGAAGGAGATTCCCCCCGTGCCAGGATCAAAGTTTGGGTTCGTTTTGATAATTACCCGCCTCGCATTTGGCTGGTAACAGAACGAGGCAAAACACTTCTTGATGAAGAAACCGTCACCCTTCTTGATGATGTTGAGCTCTCTAATGTAGATCTGGTGTTGACTGCCTCTACCGGAGAGATGGAAGGAAAACCATATGTCAAGGCATATTTGCAAAAGATGTTCGTTACTCTCGACGAGAACGACCTTGAAGTAAAATATGCTCGAGGACCATCCCACCGGCAAGACGTCAATGAAGATTAGCCTTTTCTCATATCAAAAGAAGGCAGTATCAGAACTAAAGACCGGCTCCATCCTCTGGGGTGGGGTCGGTTCTGGTAAGTCAATAACAGCTTTAGCATATTATTATACTATTGAATGTGGCGGATCGATAGACCCAAAGTTTACAGTAATGACAAAACCAAAAGATCTTTATATTATAACAACACCTCGAAAAAGGGATGAGTTAGATTGGCAAAGAGAAGCAGCTAATCTTGGACTCATTCCAACAGTAGATTCCTGGAATAACATAGGAAAATACAAAGAGGTTAAAAATGCCTTCTTCATATTTGATGAACAAAAGGTTGTCGGCTATGGGGCCTGGGTCAAAGCCTTTCTCAAAATAGCCAAGTTAAATAACTGGATATTGTTGTCGGCAACTCCAGGAGATACCTGGATGGATTACGTTCCTGTATTCATAGCTAATGGCTTTTACAGGAATAAAACTGAGTTCACCAGACAGCATGTGGTATATAATACATTTACCAACTATCCAAAGATAGATCGCTATGTTGAAACAGGAAAACTTACTCGATTGAAACGTAAAATTTTGGTGGTAATGGATTATCAAAAGAAAACCGTAGATAATATTGTCAAATTAGTTGTTCCACATAATGAGCAAAAGTTTGACCTAATCTATAAGAAACGCTGGAATCCATTCAAAAATCGCCCTATTCAAACCGCAAGTGAAGCTTGTTATGCTATGCGTCAAGTTGTAAACAGTGACCCTAGCCGATTTGAGGCTATAATTCAGCTGGTCGAGAAACATAGAAAGTTGATAATTTTCTATAATTTTGATTATGAGCTCGATATTCTAAGGAGGCTAAATGATGTGCTGGATATTCCAGTGGCAGAATACAATGGGCACTTACATGAGCCCATTCCTCAAGGAGAATCGTGGATTTACTTGGCTCAATATCTTTCTGCTGGAGAAGCTTGGAATTGTGTGGAAACCAACACAATAGTTCTATATTCCAGGAATTACTCCTACAGACAAACTATACAGGCGATGGGCAGAATTGATAGGCAGAACACCCCATTTATGAATTTGTACTATTATTTCCTAACTTCTGAGTCTGAAATAGACTGGGGTATAGAAAAGGCATATTCTGCTAAAAAGAACTTTAACGAGACGAAATTTCTCAAAAATTAGCCTCGCGTGGGAAACATATGCTATAATAGAAGAAGAGTCGTCAAATTTAAATTGACAACCATTTGAGTATGATTACTCTTCTTTTAATTTTGCCCCTGAAAGGAGGGGTGATGATTTTAGAAAGCAAATTTAAATCGGATCTAATTAAGGAGATAGAAAAACAATATCCTGGTGCGGTTATTTTAAAAAATGATGCCAAAATGCATCCAGGAATTCCTGATCATATTATTCTATACGGGCCAAGATGGGCTATGTTTGAGGCCAAAAGGTCAGAAAATTCACCACATCGTCCAAATCAGGATTATTTCGTTGAATTTTTAAATCAAATGTCGTATACCACCTTCGTATACCCACAAAATAAGGAGGTTTTTCTTAATGAACTTCAACAAACATTTCGACTTGGTAGGAGAACACGCCTTTCTAGGTCCTTCTAAATACCATTGGAGCAACTATGATGAAGACAAGGTTTCGAGTTCCTATCTCAAATTCTTAGCAATTCAAAAAGGAACAGAACTTCATGAGTTTGCTAAGCGCTGTATAGAACTCAAACAGCGGCTTCCTAAAATTAAAAAATCAATTAATACATTTGTTAATGATGCTATTGGTTATAGGATGCGTGCAGAACAACCTCTTTTTTATTCTGTTAATGCTTTTGGTACTACTGATGCTATATCTTTCCGGGATCGTATTTTAAGAATTCACGACTTAAAAACAGGGGTTTCTCCGGTATCTATGCGTCAGTTGGAAATTTACACCGCTTTATTTTGTCTAGAATACAAAACAAATCCAAAAGAAATTGACATTGAACTCAGGATCTATCAAGCAGACGAGATTATTATCCACAAACCGGGAAGAGAAGATATTCGTCAAATAATGGAAAAGATCATTAATTTTGACAAAAGGATTGAACTAATCAAATCAGAAATGGAGGATTAATCCAATGGCCGTCATAAAGCATTATGGAACTCCGCGGCATTCTGGCCGATATCCTTGGGGATCAGGAAACAATGAAGAACAAAGAAATAAAAGTCTTCTAGGATATGTCAAAAAGCTCCAAGAAGAAGGTATTTCTGATGTTGATATTGCAGAAGGAATGGGTATGTCCACAACACAACTCAGAATAAGAAAATCTATAGCTAGATCACAACTTCGATTAGACGCGTCAAAACAAGCTCAAAAACTTCATGATAAAGGCATGTCTAATATTGCTATTGGGCAAAGAATGGGAGTTAATGAGTCATCAGTTAGAGCACTTCTTAATCCTACCCTTCAAGCTCGATCTAACATTGCTGTTTCTACAGCAAAAATGTTAAGAGAGCAAGTCGAGTCAAAAGGATATATTGATGTTGGTGGTGGTGTAGAAAGTCATATTGGTATTAGTAGAACCAAACTTAATACTGCTGTAGAGCTTCTTAAAGAAGAAGGTTATACTATTCATTTTGTTAGAGTTCTACAACTTGGAACTGGAAAATATACATCAATTAAAGCTCTTGCTGCTCCCGGTGTTCCATATCGAGAGGTTTATGATAATCAAGAAAACATTAAGACTGTTACTGATTATAGTGAAGATGGAGGAAGATCCTATCTTGGTTTAGAGCCAATTGAGAGCGTTTCAAGATCCAGAGTACAAATAAGGTATGGAG